CCCTATGCTAATAACTTTACTTTGTTTAAAAGTTATGATGCCATGATAAATTACATGAGTGATTTTACCGGTGAGATGGCATCTACAGCTTCTCATTTATTACATGGTAAAAAGTATTGGTTGGCATGGACATATTCAAAGGAATAGTATGGCAAAGTATCAATGAAGTTATTGTTGGTGCAAAAGAAATAATGGGTTTTCTAAAAACAGTATCAAGACTTGTTGCTTCTGAAAACTTACCTGTCACTTGGACAACACCTAAACCTTTAAACTTTCCAGTACAAATGATGTGCTACAAAAAAGAAAGTAAAAGAGTAAAGACAAAGATGGGTGATAGTATAATAAAATTATCTATTCAATCTGATACAGACGAAATAGATAAAAGAAAAACTGCACAATCTATATGTCCTAATTTAATTCATAGCTTAGACGCTAGTGTATTACAGTTAGCAGTAATCAAAGCTAAAGAAAAAGGTGTCACTAATTTTAGTTTGATACACGATAGCTTTGGTTGTGTTGCACCTGATGTAGCAAAACTTTCTGAAGCAATACGTGAAGCGTTCTGTGAAGTGTATGAACAAGATGTACTTACAAACTGGGCAATGGAAATGAAGCAAATGTTATCAGATAAAAATGCTAAGAAGTTTCCTCATATACCAGTAAGAGGTGAGTTGGATTTATCTTTAGTTAAACAATCAATATTTTTTTGTGTTTAGACCTTTGCACCTGTGCTTAATAAAGTACCACTTATGGCTACACAACGTAGCTATAATTAATAGGAGTACACTATGTCAAATACGACAAATATAAGTGTTATTGGCGAAGCCATTTATCCTCATTTAAATAAACCTGATGTCAGATTTTCTGAAGCAGGTGAATTTAAAGTGACCTTAAAAGTTGCTAAATCAGACGCTACTGAAATGCTGAAGTCTTATGACAAAGCTATAGAAGACAGTCTAAAATTAGCTGAACAAAACAATAAGGGTAAGAAGATAAAGGACGCACCAAAACCTTACACTGAAGAAAACAATTTCGTTTTCTTTAAATACAAAATGAAAGCAACTGGGGTAAACCAGAAAACTAAAGAAAAGTTTTCACAAAGACCCCAATTGTTTGACGCAAAGAAGAACCCAGTTCCATTGAATACTATCATATGGGGTGGTTCTAAATTACGTTGTGCTTACAGTTTAGTTCCTTACTACACACCAATGCTTGGTGCAGGAGTGACGGCTAGATTAAAAGCAGTACAAGTTATTGAACTTGTTGAGGGTAAAGACAGTAATCTATTTTCTAAAGAAGATGGATACGAAGCTACACCAGAACCAAAATCAGAAGTAATCTCAAATGACAAGACCGAAGTACAAGAGAGTAAAGACTTCTGATGGTGTTGTTTTAAAATCTGGGTTGGAAGAAGCAGTCTATAATTTTCTTAATAAAAACTCTGTGAGTTTTATTTATGAGGGAATGAAGATTGTTTACTTTCAACCTGCGATTAAGAAAACATATACCCCAGATTTCCCAATTCAAAACACCCCATTAGTTTTAGAAACTAAAGGTGCTTTCAACAGTGCTGATAGAAAGAAGATGAAAACTATCAAAGCACAGAACCCAAATTTAGATATTAGATTTATATTTTCTAATTCAAAAACAAAGATAGGTAAAAAATCAAAGACTACTTACGCCAAGTGGTGTGAGTTATTTGGATTTAAATATCATTGTATTCAAACAACAAAAGAAACATTCCCAAAGGAATGGCTTAAAGAAATTAAAGGAAAACAAAATGCGTGAAGAAACTAAATATATAGTTATCCATTGTTCTCAGACTAGACCAAGTCAGGATATAGACGCTAAAACAATTGACCGTTGGCATAGAGAAAATGGGTGGCTTAAAATTGGCTACGGAAAAGTTATTAAAAGAGACGGTACAGTAGAACAAGGTAGAGGTGATGATGAAGTACAAGCACACGTCAAAGGATACAATCATTGTAGCTACGGTATTTGTTTAGTTGGTGGTGCAAAAGAAGAAGACTGGAAACAAGAAGATGACAACTTCACAGGTGAACAGTTTGAAAGTCTAAAAAAATTATTAGAAGAATTATTAGTTAAATACCCAGACGCACAGATTGTGGGTCATAGAGATTTAGATGAAAGTAAATTCTGTCCATCATTTAGTGTTAGAACATATTTACTTAACGAAGATATTAAAGGGTATAAGTTTCAAGATGGTCTAACTACTGACGCAGATTTGCAGGAGTTAGAGCATAATGGAAACGAATGAAAAATTTTCACATCATACAAGTTGTGAAAACTGTGGTAGCCGAGATAATCGTGGCGTTTGGTTAAACCCAGACGACACAATCCACCATACTTATTGTTTCGGTTGCCACGAATATTCAGCGACTGGCGAAGCTCAACCAGAAAATAAACAACCAATAGTAAGAGATATGATTACAGGAAATTATGAACGATTAGATAGACGTAAAGTTAGTGAGGATACCTGCAAGGTATTTGATTATGAAGTAGGTGAATATGATGGAAGACCTGTTCAAATAGCTAATTATTATGACAAGCAATATAACAAGGTAGCACAGAAGCTACGGTTTCCTGACAAATCTTTTAAGTGGTTTGGAGACACAGATAAAATAACTTTATTTGGACAGCAAAACTGGAGAGACGGTGGAAGAACTATTGTTATTACAGAGGGTGAATTAGATTGTCTTTCTGTTTCACAAGTAAACAATAATAAATATCCAGTAGTATCTATTCCATCAGGTACAGCTTCAGCAAAGAAATATATAAAACAAGAATTAGAATGGTTATCTAAATTTGAAAAGATAATCTTAATGTTTGATACAGACACAGCAGGTATGAAAGCTAGTGTTGAATGTGCAAATATTTTACCAGTAAAAAAATGTTATATAGCTAAAGTACAAGGTAAAGACGCAAACGAATTATTACAAAGTGGCAAAGGTCAAAAGATAATTGACGCTATCTTTGAAGCTAAACATTATACGCCACAAGGTATTATTGAGGGTACTGAAACAAAAGAATTATTATTAAATGATGATTATGTTGAAAGTGTTCCATATGCTTTTGATGGACTTAATAAAAAATTATCAGGTATCAGACCAAAAGAATTAGTACTGTTATGTGCAGGTTCAGGTACAGGTAAATCACAAGTATGTAGAGAACTTGCTTTTGATTTAATTAATAAAGGACACAAGATAGGATACATCGCACTTGAAGAAAGTGTTAAGAGAAGTATCAGAGGTCTTGTATCACTAGCTGTAAACAAACCTATACATATACCAGAAGTAAGAAAAAATATTCCAACAGAACAATTAGTATCAGAGTGGGAAAAGATAAAAGACAAAGTTTGTTTTTATGACCACTTCGGAAGTTCTGATAGTGAAGACTTATTAAATAGAATTAGGTTTATGGTTCAAGGACTGAACTGTAAATTTATTTTTCTCGACCATATATCCATTGTTATCTCTGGGATTTCTGAGGGTGATGAGAGAAGATTAATTGATAACACTATGACTAACCTGAGAAAGTTAGTTGAAGAAATCAATTGTGGAATGTTTGTAGTATCACACTTGAAAAGAGTTGATAGTAGAACAGGACACGAAGACGGACTTCAAACTTCTTTATCACACCTCAGAGGTTCACACTCACTAGCACAATTATCAGACGCTGTTATTGGGTTTGAAAGAAATCAACAATCGGAAACTGAGAATAATATAATGACTGCAAGAGTTCTTAAAAATAGATTTACTGGTGACACTGGTGTTGCTTGTGATTTAATTTGGAACAAAGATACAGGTCGTTTATCTGAGGGAAACTTTGATGAATGATAAAATGCTTACTAAGTTTATACTTAGTTTTTTAGTTCACAAAGACGACTACGTAAAATTAGATACAGACCAACAGCAGTTAATATTCCTAACTTGTAAAACTATTATGATGGCTATTTATAATTCCATCAAATACGAAAATGTTCACCCAGTTATTTATTGTGGTGACGCAGAAGCACAAACAGTTATTTCAAAAGCAATTGGTAGCGTAAGAGAATTTCTACCAAGTACAGATAAAATTACAGTCCACTTAATACATTAAATGAAACTTATAATTGACCTTGAAACCAATGGTTTCTTGGATAGGTTAGATGTTATTCATTGCATTGTCTTTAAGGATATAGAAACCGAAAAGGTATATTCATATAATCCTGACAATCTGAATGATGGTCTAGAGTTGCTAAAGAAAGCTACTTTATTAATAGGTCATAATATTCAGGGGTTCGATTTACCTGCATTAGATAAGGTATTTGGATTTAAATATAAGGGTGAAATTCTTGATACTCTTTTATTATCAAGATTAATTTATACCAATAGACAGGAATTAGATTTTAAAGTTAGAGACCTACCACCTAAATTAATCGGAAGACACTCACTTGAAAGTTGGGGATACCGATTGGGTTTACGAAAAGGAGACTATCAAGAACATTCTACATTTGATGTTTGGTCTCTTGAAATGCAAGATTATTGTGAGAGAGACGTTGAAGTCACTTTCAAATTATATCAACTAATAAACAGTTTAAATTATTCTAAAGAAGCTATCCTCTTAGAACATCAATTCGCACATTGGATTAGACGACAAGAACAATACGGTGTGCGTTTTGATGAGATGTCTGCTGAGACACTTTTATCAATCCTAACCAAGAGGAGACTAGAGTTAGCTGACCAGTTAGCTTTAGTTTTTCCTGCTTGGGAACAAGTGATAGGTTTCAAAACTTATAAAAGAGACAATAAGAAAAGAGGAATTAGAGCAGGAGTACCAGTCAAACAAGTTAAGACTATTACATTCAATCCAAACTCTAGAGACCATATAGCTTCAAGATTGAAAACTTTGGGTTGGAAACCTAAAGACTTTACAGCAGGTGGTAAACCTGAAGTAAGTGAAAAAATTCTAAAGTCATTAGATTTTTCTGAAGCAAAACTTATTGCTGAATATTTAATGATACAAAAAAGACTTGGACAACTTTCAGAGGGAGACCAAGCATATTTAAAACAAATTAAAAAAGGTAAAATTTATGGACAAGTTATTACGAATGGTGCAGTCACTGGACGTTGCACACACCATTCACCAAATCTTGCACAAGTTTGTTCAAGTGATTTACCATATGGTAAAGAACTTCGTGCCTTATTTAGTGCTTCTGCCAATATGGATTTTGTTGGCGTTGATTTTTCTGGTTTGGAGTTGCGTGTGTTGGGGCATTACCTGTGTGTATATGACAATGGGAATTTTCTTAAAACATTACTTACCGATGATATTCATTCCGAAAATCAAAAACTTCTCGGACTATCCACACGTAATAAAGCTAAAACTTTTATATATGCTTACATATACGGTGGGGGAAATAAGAAACTCGGTGAGATACTTAACGTCTCTTATGACGAAGCCAAAAGAATAAGAGAAACTTTTGAGAAAAAATTACCTGCACTTAAAACTTTAAAAGACGCAGTTGTTTCTAAGT